ACCGCCATGGCCGGCGCCGACGTGGCCATCGGCCTCTATGAGCGCTGGGCAGCCAAGCGCATCGGGGTCAACGAGGACCCAACCTCCCGCCCGGATCAGCAGTAACCGCTGCAAGGATGCATGCAAATGACACTTCTCGAAAAACCTTCGCAACTGCCGATGGCAATTGGGATTGCACTGAAGAGCGCGTTCCCGCAACTACGGGTAGGCAATCACCAGGACTTTTCCGGGACGCCGGATAACACCGGCGTTTTGATCAGCGTAGAGCGCAACGGTCCGGGCGTTCGTTCCCTCGCAGGGCGCAAGGCGCATGCGTTGTCGATCTCGCTCAGGGCCATGGTCGCCAGGGCGTCGGCACCGTTTGACGCCTGCGGCCTGGCCAGCCAATTGATGGACCTTGCCGTGGATAACCGCTGGGGCCTGCCACCCGAGCAGTGCGACCTGCCCTCCGCCATTGTCGCGGCACCTTCCGCACTCATCGGTGCGGAAACGGACTACGACACCTGGACCGTTTCCTTCACCCAAAACCTCTATCTCGGCCCGTCACTGCTCGACGATCCCACCGGCAAACCGCTGTTTGCTCGCGCCTGGGAAGTCACGAACATCGACGATCCAGACCAATACCGTCCGTTGCAGGAGTAGTCCATGCATTGCTACGGGATAGCCTCGGCCTGGTCTCGATACTGCCAGATCGCAACAGTAGCTTCCAAGCCAGCCAAGGCCCCCACTGCTCGCACGAGCGGGAGGGAGCTTGGCAGATAAATAAACGGACTTGCAGATGTTGACAGAATTCAGATGCGGTAACTGCAAAAGACTTCTCGCCCGCACGGGTGGGTTTACAGAGCTCCAGATCAAATGTTCCCGATGTGGGACGCTGAATCATGTGAAGGCCGCGAGCCTCGAGCAATCGCCCATGAGCGCCATACGCCCAATACAGAGGCCTGAACTTAAATCAGCTAAGTAACGGAGTTTAAAATGGAAAACGCAAATTCGGCGTCTCAAACCTTGCAAGATCTTTGGACCCAAGTGCAACCGGTGGATAACACCGGCATGCTTAGGCGCGTGGTTTTTGGGGACGGCAAGTTTTATGCGGCTGGTGGCAACGGTCTTCCCACAACCACTCAGCTTGTCAGCGGAGGCGCGACTGGTACAGCTTGGACCAAGCATAAGGGCGCCGTCACCTCTGATAGCGGAAAGGTCCTCAACGACCTGTACTGGAACGGTATTGGGGTACAGCTTGAAGCCCTTTCTCAATCCGGCAGTGTGGTCTACGGCAGCACAGCACGCCCTGAAAGGGCTTGGACAGACATTACGGCAACTGTTCGCGCGTCCGGAGACTTGCAAGGCATTGTGTATTATGAGCCAATTTTCGGCAGCAACACGACCTGGATACTGGTTGGGTCTAACGGTAAAGTCTTTTCCCGTTATGGCGATTGGTCAGGCCAGGTGGAGCGCACTACGACCTTCACTTCTGGCGAGACTGTGTACTGCGTCAACGTCATTGGCGTTTTTGTGTTGGTTGCGGGATCGAATGGGAAGCTGCTTAGCGCTGTGAAGATGCCGACGGAAAATCCGCAAACATTCGATACCAGAACCAGCACCTTCGGCACTAGCACCATCCTTTCCATGAAGCTTTGCAACGGGAAAATGTTTATCGTTGGTGCGGATGGCAAGATGGCATATTCATCCGGTGGGCTTATCTGGACTGCTGTTGAAGATACCAGTTTCGGTGGAACCATCATCCGCGACATTGCTTACGGTAATGGCAAGTATGTAGCTGTCGGCGACGGCGGCAAGACAGCCGTTTCCGGGGATGGGATCGGCTGGGTTCAGCAAGCCAACACTTTCGCAGGAACCGATATCCGGAGCGTCGCCTTCGGTAACGGCAACTTTGTAGCTGTTGGTGCAGGCGGCAAGATTGCTTACTGGACTCCATGATCTTCTATCTCCTTGCGTAATAGAGCCCAGCCGTCGCGCTGGGCTTTTTCATTTCTGATTCAGGCTCGCCACAGCCAGGGTGGCCTTTCGGGGGATGCCTGGACGCGGATAAGCCGGTAGTGCTGCGATGCAAGAAAACACCTGCAGCCTGCGCATCCTGACCTCACTGTGCTTCCAGGGGGGGCGAGACAGTACAGGCGAGATCGTGCATTGGGGCGTCGACACTGGAATTGTCTTTGGCTGGCAGCGCGGGAAGACGCGCACACCTATTCAGGGCCTCAGCATTACTTTTCTCTATGAAGTGGCGATGGATCCTAACGACCTGGCCCTTGGCGTGTTCGCGTGGCTTGGTGGTACCGGCACTGTGTTGCTTTGTGGTCTGTGGCGTTGCTCCACGGCCACGCAGGTGCACACACCCACCAGATGGTGTGCCAATGACGACCATTGCCTAAAAAGATGGCGTGATCACCAAGAGTCAAACCCATGCTCATGACGCTCCCCCAACTGCTTCAGGTGATGCCTGGCGCCCGTGCGCGTGCGGGCCTGTTTTTAACCGCCCTGAATGCAGCGTTCGTTCGCTACGAGATCGACCGCCCACTACGCATCGCCGCCTTCCTCGCCCAGGTCGGCCACGAATCCGCCGAGTTGCGCCATGTGCGCGAACTGGGCAGTGATGCGTACCTGAGCAGGTACGACACCGGCCCGTTGGCCGCGCGCCTGGGCAATACCCCGCAAGCCGATGGCGACGGCCAGGCATACCGGGGCAGGGGGCTGATCCAGATTACCGGTAGTCACAATTATCTGGCCTGCAGCCAGGCATTGTTCGGCGATGACCGTTTGTTGCGCGAGCCGATGCTGCTCGAGTTGCCCCAATGGGCCGCCGCCTCGGCCGGCTGGTTCTGGCAGAGCAATGGCCTGAACGAGCTGGCCGACAAGGGGCAGTTCACCACCATCACGCGGCGCATCAACGGCGGGCTCAATGGGCTGGAGGATCGCCTGCGGCTGTGGGCGCGGGCGAAGGCGGTGTTATGCGTTTCCTAAATGTGGGCCGGCTGATAGGCGTGGGCCTGCTGGTGGCGGTTGTCTGGCAGGTGCAGGCATGGCGGTACTCGGCGCGGATTGAACATTTGTCGGCAACACAGATCCAGGCCGCTCTGCATCAGCAACAGTTCGCGCAAGACCAAAGGCTGGCCCTTGAGCAACAGCTCACTGCCAGCGACACAAAACATGCCCAGGAATTGAGCGATGCACAACGTCATCAAGCGGCTTTGCGCGACCGCCTGGCCACTGCTGATGTGCGGCTGTCAGTCCTTCTCGACGCCTCCAGTGGCTGTGCAGTGCCAGCCGCCACCGGCGCCGGCAGCGTGGTTCATGCAGCCGCGCGAGCCCGACTTGACCCGGCGCATGCTCAGCGAATTATCCGCATCACCGACGACGGTGACAGCGCCCTGATTGCCTTGCGCGCCTGCCAAGCTTATGTGCACGCCGTCGCCCGCTAGCTTCTTGAGACACTCCGTCACTTGCACGCGTGATTGGCTGCTGTAGGGTAGGCAAACCCCGCCCACCTCTGGAGATGACCGTGAAGGAAACCACTCAACTGGCCGCTGATCTGGGTCGCCGTCTACAGGTGCTCAACGCCCATGTCACCACTGCCGAGTCCTGCACCGGCGGCGGTATCGCGGAAGCGATCACACAGATTCCGGGAAGTTCGGCCTGGTTCGAGGCGGGTTATGTCACCTATTCCAACCGCCAGAAGACCCGACAGTTGAACGTGCCGGAAACATTGTTTTCAAAAGTGGGCGCCGTCAGCCAGGAGGTGGTCGAAGCGATGGTCCGTGGCGCGCAGGAAAAAAGCCTGGCCCGTTTCGCCGTGGCCGTCAGCGGTATCGCCGGGCCGGACGGCGGTTCGCCCGACAAGCCGGTGGGCACTGTCTGGCTGGCTTTCGGCGTGGGGGATGAGGTCACGGCCGAGCTTGCGCACTTTCCCGGCAACCGCGACGAGGTCCGCCGACAAACGGTAAAGGCCGCGCTGGAGGGCTTGTTGCGACGAGCTGCAGCAGAAATAGACAATCAGGGGTAGGCGATCTTCGTTCTTTGTGGAACAATACTGTCTACTTATACAGGTGTTGGCCGCCCCCGGCCTTATTGATTACGTGAGGACTTTAATGGACGACAACAAGAAGAAAGCCTTGGCTGCGGCCCTGGGTCAGATCGAACGTCAATTCGGCAAGGGTGCCGTAAT